TGTTGAATGCCCTGTACAATTTCAACATCCGTTACGACATCTTTTTCCTTTTCACCAACAAAGGCTACTTCTGCTAACTTTACAATTTCGTTAATATCTAATTCTAACAATTTTTCTAAAGCCGCTTTATTAATAGCATCAAAGTTATCATCATTATATCCAATAAGACCTTTAATTTCTGAATGGTCGTCTATTATCCAAGGAATGAAATACTTGTCTAACTTATTAAACTTGTTAGGAATAACATATTGTTTCATAGCCTCTAGTGCTATTTTATTATTCCATTCAGTATTATCCGTAGATACAATAGTATCGGGTGCTATTATTGGCACATTAGTTTTCATGTATCACACCTCAACAGTGCAGTACATAAACTTCTAAATTAGTCCAAGCCGCACATTCTATACGAATGCCTGTTCTACAATTAATGTTTAAACTTCTTTGTAAAGTCGTTCCTACTGATACTGCAAATTCAGCAATCTGATTTGTAGCACTTACAGCATCGTAAACTTTAATATTATTACTTGTAGAAACTCCTGAAGCCCCTACAATTAAAATACCGTAAAATAATCCACCTGTATCACTAATCGTTGTGTTTGCACTTGAAATTTTTGTTGACCTATATTGCATAGTAATTCCTCTCTATATTTGCCTAATAAGGCTACCCTAATAAAGTTTATTCTTCTTCATCAAGGGATAGTACTAAATCTAACAAAGTCGCTTTGCTATCAAGTTTCCTAAATGGTACTGCTAATGTTGTAAGATATGCTTGTAATTCTTTCTTAGTCATTGAATTATAATCTAAAGATTCTTCTTCTACTACTTCGACTATTTCTTCAACTACTAAAGTAGAAACAGGAGGGGGCGAACCCCCTTCCTGCTTCAATTCAAAGTCTGCACTTTTACTTACAATGGCGTTAGCCATATCATCAGCAATCTCGTACCAATAACCACGCTGGAATAGTTTTCCAAATGTAGTTACTGTTGGTCCGTTATTTCTGATTTCTGTCATTTAACTCACCTTCAAAGTTGACCTTTTACTACAAGTCTTAGTGTGCCCAAATCAGCATCTGCCGCCTTACCACCAGCAACACTAAAAGCACCACCAGCATTTCTAGCATAAAGATGTACAAATGACTTATCACTTGATATAACAAAACTTACTTCTAGATTTTGGTCAGTCGAAGAACTAAGCGAAATACTATCTATTGTACTTAGTCCGAATGATGATGCAAGAAGTTTTTCACCTACATGAAGAACTTGTTCATCTCCGCCACCTGTATTTGCTGCAATAGTTAATGAATCAGTTAGGGTTATTACCGTAGCCGTTACTGCTTCAATTCTCATCCATTGTGCATTATTACCTGCATTTGAACCGAGAATAGTGACATAATCACCAACTGCAAATCCATCAGTTAAATAACTACCAGCACCACGAGTTAAAGTATTTGCTGGTGTAGCCGCAGTAATTGTTTGACTTGCTGCACTTGCTACTGCACCTTCTCTATATGCACCCAATCCTAAATCTGCTACTACTTCGTATTTATGTCCTACAACATAAGGCCTCTTTGTCCCTAAATGGTCTGCTACTAAAGTTACTGTGTGTGTCACTTAAAACACCTCAAACCAAGTCAATAATCTTTCCTTGACCACGGAAGTATGTACACATTGTTTCAGCAATAGTTCTGTAAATTCCACGGTGTCCTAGTTTGCCATGTCCAAATACTTCTCCTGTGTGCATTCCTGCCTCAAAGTATTCAGTAGGTTTCATAGTACATAGGAAAAGATGGTCTGTATCAAGAATCAACATATCACTTAGTCCAGCACCACCATTAGGCATATCCTTTACAGGGATAATTGGAATATCGTGGTATGTTGCAACCTTGAATCCCATTTCTCTTCCCTTAACACCTTTAATTCCACCATGAGAAGGTACTACTTCTGCACGACCCATGAATCTTTCTTGTGCTTGTAGCAATTCTCCCAAATTCTGAATAGTATCATATCCTGTTAGAATAACCTTTGGTTCTCCACCACGAGCCATCAAGTTTCGTAGTGCAGTATTCAATAGGTTAACAGTTAGGTTTCTATCAGTACCGGAATTAGAATCTACATATGCTTCCAAGTATTCAGTTCCTGAACCAGCACGAGTTTGACCGTACAACTTTAGTTTGTTAGTCAAAGTACCAAGTGCATTCATTTCAGCGTGTGTAGAGATAATTCTGTATAGTGACATAATAGCCTTATCTGCCTTTGTTGCGTGAGCATCAATACCAGTACCTGCTACAGTTGTCAAATCTTGTAGAACCATCTTGTTAAGAGATTCAGCGTGTGAAACACCTACTTCTTCTCTATATGCAGCCAAAATATCTCCAATACCATCATCAAGTCCACCCATCAACTGTGCAATTTCGCTTACTTCATAAGTGTGTGCAATAGTCTTAGGAGAAACATGTAGAATCTCGTATGTTGGGGCTACTTCAGTAATACTTGAAATAGTAGCGTTTTCTGCTTGTCCTCCAAGAGTATCAAGGTCAGAAACACCAAAAGTATCATTGTTACCACCAATAGAACGCCCCTTTAGGACTCTCCATCCACTAGCATTCCAAGGCTTCTTAGGAAGCATACTTAGTGCGTTAATTTCACGGTTAATCATAGACCAAACCTTTTGTCCGTAAACAAGATTGTATAGCCCCTTATTACCTAGTGTTTGTGCGCCATCATGGATAGAATGAATTCCTGTGGTAGCCTTCAATAGTTGGTCGTTACCACTAACTCCATATGTTGCTCTTTCTAAATCTTCAATTGTCTTAAAATATCCTGCCATTTATATCACCTGTTGTTGTTAACGAACTCATGCGCTTCAGACCAAGACATACTTGCCACATCAATATCAATAGTTACTGCTTCAGCCTTAACTGAATCAGCAGACTTAGCGATTGTTGTAGTTTCCATAGACTTTCGTAGTTCTGCAATTTCGTTTTGTAGTTCACCAATTACTGCACGAGAATCAAATTCAGACTTAGCAATTTCATCTGCTTCTGATTTTAGTTCTGCACTATAGCGGGACTCGAACTGTTCCTTAATTAGGTCATAAGCACGAGCCTCTTCTTTTTCTGACTTAAATTGAGCATAAGCCTTAGCAAGGTTTTCCTCGCTTAGGTCAAGAGTATCAATTTCCTCTCCCTTATGCTCGATAAAGGTATCATAATCAAGAGAATTAGATTCAGCATCAGACTTATATGACATATCTTCTTCATCCATCATATCAAGGTCCTCTCCCTCTTCCATTTCTTCTTCCATCATTTCAACCTCTTCTTCATCGGCCATCATTTGTTCATCGTCTTTCATAGACATTTCTTCTATATCTCCTTCATCCTTTCTAACAACATTAAGATGACTCTTTAGTTCACCCATAACATCATTAAATTCAGACAAAGCCTTTTCAATTTCTTCAGACATTTTTTTATCCTCCTTTACAATATTAAATTTTGCTTCAGGGTTAATTCCCTCTTCACAAATAGTAATTTCATGCAATTCAAGTTTATCAATTTCCTTGTAACTGCCAACATCAGCATCATAGCGATTAGTTTTACTAATTGCTTGTCCACCAATACTGAAAGAACGCAAGTTTCCTCTACGAATATCTCTCGCAACCTCCTTTGCCTTCTCTATGTCATTTCTTAATTTTATCACTACAAAAAAACCTGTATCATCAACGCCTGTTTTAAGGACTTTTCCATTGGAATCTGACCATTGGTTTATTACTTCACCAACCTGTACATTAGAATGTGTAATCATTACATTCCTGTATCTATCATCTTTCATAAATCTACCAGCCGCTTCTTTAATAGCCGGTAAAGTTATTTTATCATTTTGCTTATCTACAACATCTACTGATGCATAGCCAGCAATTACTAAATCTTCCTGTGATTTTAGAATTACAAATTCTCCGCCATCACTAATTGAGTTACCAAACATAGGTGTTTCTAACTGCATTGTTATACATTTAAATCAATGACTATATAAATATAACTGTAAATTTAGTTAAATTTCAATTGATTTTTGTTTTTTTAATTAAGTTCTCGCCCTAATAATCTCATGGCTAACGAGCCTTCTCGTGTTTTTTTATTCTCGTTTTTTTTATCCGTAAGAGTTTTAACTAAAGCCCTTGCCTTAGATTTAGAAGATAGTGGGGTCTTATTCATTTTTTCTCCTGTTTGTGTATTATAAACATCGTAGCCTTGCTTACCTAACCTGTAATTATACATTAGCATTCCTCCTTACAACC